ATGGCTGTTCTGACACGGAGTGGATGTCTGCTTCAGGGCACACCCGAGTTAAAAAAACAGCTGAGAGTAAGGGCGATCGTCAACGATGATTATGGTTTTCCTCCGCCGCCTTTCAATTGCTATCGAACGGGAACTCAGGGGCGAATCTGTGTTCCCCAATTCTTTCCCATTGGAGAAGCGGTCACCGAAGACAAACGACCCGAGCCCGCGCGAGCGAACATACGATTTCAAGGAAAGCTTAAATCATCCACCGGTCAGGTGGATGCGTATCGCGCGGCTTGCGAAAAAGGGCATGGGCTTTTGAGTTTACCTTGTGGATTTGGGAAGACCGTGCTGGCGCTCGCCATCTCTGCGCATTTCAAGCTCAGAACCATGATCATAGTTCACAAGGAGTTTCTCGCGCAACAGTGGCGCGAACGCATCGAGCAGTTTTGTCCCGGTGCGAAAGTCGGCATCGTCCAACAAAACAAGAAAGAGGTCGAGGGGTGTGATTACGTCATCGCCATGCTCCAATCACTCTCTATGAAGGAGTACGTATTCTCTGATTTTGAATCTGTGGGTGTGCTCATCGTCGACGAGTGCCACCACATTTGCGCGCGCACGTTTTCACAGGCGCTCTTCAAAGTCGTCCCTCGACACGTCTTCGGATTATCCGCCACGCCCGAGCGAAAGGATGGTTTGACGAAACTCCTCACGTGGTTTATTGGGCCGACGGCCTTTTCTGTCGAGCGGAAGGCACAGCGCGGCGTCGAGGTGTTTCCAATAACGTTCAACGATGCACTGTTTCGAACCGCGCCACCGGTCACGAGGAATGGTCAGCTTTCGCTCGTGGGCATGATTACGGCGCTGTGTGAGTGCAGAGCTCGAAATCAAATGCTCTGTCGACTCATTAAGCGGGCGTCCGCGGGGACGCGTAAGCTTCTCGTCTTATCGGATCGACGACTGCACTGCGAAATGCTACACCAGGCTTTCAAAAGCATCGGTGGGCTTTACATGGGCGGCATGAAACAAGCGGATTTACAAGCGTCAAGTGAGTGTAAAATCATCTTCGCGACCTATAGTCAAGCTCACGAAGGTCTAGATATCCCAACCCTCGATACCGTCATTCTGGCTACACCCAAGAGCGACATCGTTCAGAGTATTGGTAGAATCATGCGCGGCAAAGCAGGGAATAATCCACATATATATGACGTGCGTGACGAGTGGGGTGGTGTCTTTCCCGCTATGTATTACAAGCGTCTAAAAGTGTATAAATCCGGGGGCTACACCATAATTCCAGACGGGAAACAGCAAACCGATCCCGACGACGCTGCAGAATTTCGCAAAAAGTGCATGATAAAAATCTAGCTTTGTTGTAGTAGAGATGTCCACGAGTGGCGCTCACGTCGCTTTGGTTTCCAAGGGTGCACAGGATGCATTCTTGCTGGCGAATGATAAGGATTCGCCCTCGCATTTTCGGTCACGGTTCGTTCGTCACACGAATTTCGTTCAGGTGCCGCGCTATATCAAAACGATCAGCGCGGACGATAACGTGATTACTATTCCGGCGCACGGGGACCTTTTAAATGCCATTTGGTTCGAAGGAGACGTTTATGACGTGAATGTCGAAGGTTCACCAACGCCCACCGCCACGAAGATCGCGACCAAACTGTTTCGTGGCGCAACGATTGACTTGTTCATAGGTGGAGTCAAGGTAGATTCACACAAGTACGAGTATTTGAGCGATATATGGACATCGTATCTCGCCAACACGTGGACGAGGGCGCAGGAGATCAACAATGCGGTGTCTCAAACCACTGAGAACTTTGTTCCCCTCCAGTTTTTCTTTTGCGAACCGGGGTGCTTTCTTCCGCTCCTGGCGTGCGCGTTTCACGAGTGTGAGATTCGAATCACTTTTGACGGCGCTCAAATGGCGTCCCTGACGAACGAAGAGAAAAAGGCTCGCGTATACGGAATGTACACGTTCTTGGACACGGATGAGCGGAAGCGCATGCTCGAGCGCGAGTCGATGGATTTTGTCATTCGCCAAGTTCAGAGCTTTACCACGAACATCGATACGATTTTAGACAACCGCAATCCGGGTGGGGATAACTCGATCGATTTGAGTATGTTGCGACACCCCGTGAGTTCGTTGTTTTGGGGATGGCGTGCGAATTCGGCGGATTCAATCAACGACCGTTTCACATTCAGAGATGCGACGCTTCTCCTCAACGGTGTCGAGCATTTTGAAAAGGTCACACCTCTGTTTTGCCACACGGTGCAAAATTACTACCGCTCAAAGTTCGGCATTATCGAATTCGACGACACGAATCAATGTCCGTTCTATACCCGTTTTTATTCATATCATTTCTGTACGTCTCCCAGCGAGTACGCCCACACAGGGAGCGTCAATTTCAGTCGCCTCGACAATGCGAAACTGTACCTGACCGGGTGCGAGCGAGGCGCGGATAGACCGGTCAATCAGGACTTGACCGTATTTGCCGTCAATTGGCAGGTCTTGCGCTTCAAGCATGGCTTGTGTGGCGTGCTCTTCGGTTCATAAATTTTTCTGCCTTCATACCAGAGGACGTCGTAAATGCCGTTCCTGGGTAGTGTTGGGCGTATCGACCAATTACAACTCCAGAGAATCGATCCTACGAGCGTCGAAGATGATGGCCCTCGTACGATCCAGAACATTTTGACGGGTGACGTCGAAGCGTCCAACCTTTTCACGAGTAACATCGCGATAGGTAACCAGTTCGATCCAACGCATGCGTTCGAATTGGGTTCAAACCTTTTCATGGACGACGTTCCGACCGAGGCGGCCGGTATCGTATTAGATGTCAAGAAGACCGCGCGGTTTGAAAAGTTGCGTGCGTCGTCGCGAATCGCCGTCGAAAATGACAATCCTTTACACGCCTTTGATGTCGGAGTGGACAAATTTTTCATAGACACGGCGAGCGCTGCCAAGAATCTTGCCGTTTTGAACGGGCGGATGCGGGCGCAATCATTTTTAGCCACGAGCGTGCCCGTCGCGCAGATCGACGATGTTGACCCACTCAATTTCATCACCACGTCAAACTTACAAATTAATGACACGGCCGAAGACATCATCAACGTCGCTGGAAACGTAATATGCGAAAAGATCACAGCCACGCAGGGTCTTTCCTTTGGGTCGAACATCGAACTCGCGGATGCGAGTGCGAACGTCCTCGTACTGAGCGGCAACTTGGTCGCAGGGAAGCAAAACGAGGTGCAATCCCATCGAATCTATGGAAATCTGTACGTCGACGGTAATGTCATCATCCAAGATTTGTCCGAGTACAACCAAGCAGAAAATCTCACGGTATCGAACGCCATCATCGAGGTCGGTAGTGGTATCACGAGCGCGACTGGTGACACAGCCATCGTGTTTCACCAGTACAATACGAGTAACGTCATCGTCGGGTATTTGCATGGCACGGCGTACGGTGACGGGTCCGAACTCGCCGTAGGGCGCACGAATAACGGACCGAGCGCCGTTGACATGGAAATCGTGCCTCTACCCGCGGGCGCGGTCAACGTCCACGTGTATGGATCGTTGTGGGCGTCGAACGTGGGTGTTGGTGGGAACACGAATCCGCAACACGATTTCGCGCTCGGGTCCAATTTGAGAATGAATGACGAGGGTTCAAACGTGCTCCACGTTGCGTCCAATACGTATTCCGGAAATGTATCTGTGGGTGAAATTCTCTCGATCGGGTCCAACGTGCGCGTCACTGATATTCTCGTAGACGCCGAATGCAATGCAAACTTTACCAACGTGAGCTCGCGCGGCATCGCCATCGCGAACGCCACACCGAATCACGCGACGCACGCACTGAGCATCGGTGATAGTGTTTTCGCCCGACGTAGCGACGCGAACACGTTTGTCGTCACTGGGAATACCGTGAGCAGCAATCTCATCGTTGACACTGGCTTGAGCGTGGGGCGCGCGCACGCCGACGAAGCTTTGCACGTCGACGGAAACATCAGAATCGGTGGAGAGCAGGGACAAGAAGAAGCGGGTGAAAAATTCATCAAGAGTGCGAGTGGACTCGTCGTTCACGCGAACGATGCGGGCACGGACGATCTGCACAGCGCGCTCGTGCTCAAGGCGGGCTCGGGCGCAAAGAGCGCGGTGGAAATCAGAGGCGCGTACACGAATGCGGACGAACAGACTGTCGTCGTGAAGACGCTCGACGTCGAGGCGCTTCGCGTGTCGAATCAACAAAACGTGGGCATTTCGAACACGAACCCGAGCGAAAGGCTCACGATCGATGGGACATGTTTTGTGCGCGGAAGCGGCGCGGTCCAAGTCGGTGAAGAGTTTACGAACGGGAAGCACTCGATTCGGGCGCGAACGGACGTGGCGAATGGTCGAACGTACCTCGAGAGTCGCGTGTCACCGAACGAGGGCCTGAGCGTCGGTGTGACAGCCGGGGCGACGATGGGTGATCCCAAAGTGACGATTCTCGAGAGTGGGCGCGTAGGTGTGAATTCGAGTCAGCCACAGTCGACGCTTCAGGTGTCTGGCGGCTCGCTTTTCGTGGGTGCGAACGTCGCCAACGACAACGGTTTTAATCATGGATCGATCCCGCTTCTGGTGACGAACCAAACGACGTCGGCTCCGACGACGCCTTCGCCCGTCTTCGCGTTGGCGCGGCAGGGTGCCGGGACAAACTTTGGGTCCAAGGCGCAATTCAACATGGCGCAGTCAACGAGCGGTGCCAACTCATCGACGCGTTTAGACATAGACTTGGCGGATACGAGCTACGACGCCGTCAACTGCATGACTCTGCGTTCGGATGGAAAGACTGGTTTTGGTGCGCAAGTCCCGACCGCGCGGGTGCACGCTCGAGCCGATGGGTCGCGAAATCCCACTCACAACGGTCTGTTGGTGTTTAATCCAACGACGATGGGCGTAGAAGATGCTATCGCCACCACTCAAGTGCGTCAAGGGTCGGGCGACGCATTCGTGAGCACGTCCGTGTGGGATGGGACGACCAATTACACCGGTTGGTCGTTCGGGAGCGACCAGCGATCGTCCGCCGACGTCAACTTTCGAATTACGAACAACGTTTTCTCGGTGTCGAACACTTTGACCACGGCCCTCTTCATATCCGGAGCTGATTCGAACGTCGGGATAGGCACTGACTCGACCCCGGCGAAATTGACAGTCAGTGGGTCGGTGCGCGTGGGCGATAAGCTCCAATTCAAAGGCACGACCGCGTCTGGGACGGATTCAGACGATAAAATCTTTTTTCAAGAGCGAGAGATTGGGAATACGGGTCGAACCGAGCTCTTGGTGTACAAAGGCAACGACGCGGACACGTCGAGCGATGCCGTTGATCGCATTCGGACAGTCTCTGGCGAACACACTTGGCAAGTCTACGATCGAGGCACGGACCCGTCGTCGCTTGGAGGTGTTTCCGAATCCGAACAGGCACAAATCGTCCAAAATGCGGACATCGCGGGGCTCTTCGCCTCCAAACCGGTCATGCGAATGACTCGGAAACGACAAATCTTTTTAAACACGGAAGAGGCAAACGAGAACCAAGCTGATACCGAGACGAGCATGTATTCGACCGGGCACATCCAGTTACACCCCGGTTCGAAACTGATGACGGCCTACTTTTCTCTCATGTCGGACGTGCAGAGTCAGGGTTCGTCTCCGCCTGCGACGGCGAGCGGTGATAATCAATTCGATTTACACCCGAATTTCGACCTGATGATTACACATGGTTCGAACGAGCGCGTGCGCGTGAAGAACGATGGTTTGGTCGGAATAGGTACAAACGCGCCCTCGACGAAAGTGGAGGTGTACGACGCATCGACGAGTGATATCGACCTTCTCACGCTTCGGTCGCCGAGTGCGACGACGCTCGGAACGACGACGAATGTCGGGCTCAAAATTCTCACCGAAACCGGCTGGGGTGGTTACGCGCGGGCATTCCGAACGCGTGCGAACGGGACGGACCCGTCGGGTTTGATTCTCGGAAGCATCGGTGATACTACCGAACGCGACGTGGTCACGATTACCGGTGATGCTCGCGTGGGGATCAATACCTCGGCGCCCGACGACGGGTTACACGTGTACGATACAAACGTGCGCGTATCGTCGACGAGTTCGAATGCGGTGGTGACGTTCGAAACGACCGCCGGTACCGCCAACATTCAGTGCGGTTCGAACGGAGACTTGTTTTTGAACCCTTTGTCGGTCGCGGACGACACGTCCAACGTCGTCATCAAGGGTAATTTGGACGTGAGTTCTAACATCTCGTTTGGCGGTTCCATTGAGTTTGCCGAAAACGCCGGTCTCGGCATTGGCATTCCGTCTCCGCAAACGCTCCTTCACGTCAACGGAGGCACCATCATGACGTCCGATCACGTCGCCGAGAAACATTACAGTCACACGTTCCGACTCGGTGCGGCCTCGGACGCGGACGGTGAGGCGCGGGATGTGTTTTTACGATTTTTGAACGGATCGTTCATGGCGGAGATTAAGGCGCTTTTGCGTGATACGTCGAACGGGAACTATCTCAGTTGTCTCGCGCTCGAGGTTGCCGGTGGGCACAGCAATCCAAACACGACGCCAACCTTTAACATTGCCGTCGGGAGTTCGCGCATCTATGGGAGCGCGTCCAATCCTTTCCCATGGGACCATCGCATCGTTTTAACACCTACGACAATCAAGATTTACCCTAAAGATAATTCGGCGTCTCGCACGTACGATTACGACGTCCACGTGAAAGTGTATTCGAGTCGAAGCGGGGGGTTGCACAAGATTCAACACGACGAGCAATCGATCAAGGATTTGGTTGCATTTAATTACTAGACAAACAACATTTAATATGATACGGGGTTTTTCCGTACGTTATTAAATGCACCGACGACTGGTTTTATTGTGGTGGCGTCGGCCAAACGATTTTATTTGGAATGTTATTTTCGTTTAACTCGATCGTTTGTGCGCTTGGGATATCTCGAAGAGTTTGTCGGTACACCGCCCATTCATTTATTTTCGACTCGTCGAGCGGGCAATCGCGAGTTTGCGTCCAATCGGAATCTGCTAAGAGTTTCGCGCGTGTTTCTCTCATTTTGCACCATGTGCCGGCGATTATAGCTTCGGGGGGTATTTCAGGAACCGGGGGCATTGGTATTTCTGGGAGTGCGTCCATAATATATATACATTGAATGAGAATAAAAATTATACATTTTGGAGCAAGGTCATGTACGTTGTGAACGTGATAGTTGTAGCGCTTTGACCTTTGACATATAATGTCGTGTTTCCATAAGATGTTGCAGAATTGTCGCTATCGAGTTTGAATTCAAACTGAGCAACTGCTCGATAGTGATACCAGTGATTCAACCTGAGTTCCTCGGGTCCTTGCGCATTGTAGACCGCAAGACCGTCCCCTCGTATGTATATTATCCCCGATGCGCCACCGTACCAAGTCGTGGAGTTGTTACTGTTGCCCCATCTCACCGTGAGTAAGTATGCACCGTTTACCATCGCCGGTGACCCGAAATCTCCAATATCATGCCAAGTACCTGACGTCATGTTGAGACTCGCGTTATACTTTATCACTCGTTGCAACGGTTGAGGTTCGAACGTGGGTTCTGCGAGAGCTACATTACTCCCCGTATCGGCTCGCGTGAGGGCGCCGAGAGAGATTGTGTAGCCGCCA